CTTAAACATTGGCCCGGCCATTACCTTCGCTTTATCATCCCTGGCGTTGATCCACCTAGGGACTTTCATTTCCTCATAAGGTTCGTCTTTTTCAAAGCTGCCACATTCCATGACCTGGGCAACTATTTTATTATAATAAACCTCACGAAATTCATTCCAAGCAGTGACAAGTTCGTCCTTCCTGGAACTACTAAAATCCAACCCAGCTAGCCACTCATCAAAATCAATGAATTGGCCAGGTGCGAAGGGGGTGAATTCGGCCTCCCATGTACGGCGGCAAAAATCAGCATACATTTTCTTGTCAGAATCTGTAACATCATGAGGTTTAAATGCGAACCGTTTCATAGCCCCCATCAAGGCTAAAAGCGAATCGCTTGGGTCTGGCTTCGGTAACACGCCATTGGTCACATGAAAGGGTAGGGCTCTAGATACTGCCCTACCCACCCCAGCACGATCGACGTGCCGGGTTGCTGCGCGGCCAAGTCCAATGTCCTTGGCCGCAGGCAGCTTTACATGCGATACGTCCTCAGCTCGGTACCCCCGAAGGAACTTTGCGTTCTCTCGGGGGCCGTCGGGTTTAAATCACTGTACGGGTGCCACTCCAGGGATATCATATTAGCCAGAATCCATAGGACATCTCGGGGTCGGGATGCCCCTACGAAAACATCTGGTCTAATGCCTACTGAAGGATCCTGCACCAGGACGCTTTGCATAGCGGTTACAATCGAATGCCAGTCACTTTTCAAACAGGTTCTGTTGGTTACCAATTTGCGGATTTCCATGGCGGTCATTGTAATACGGAAATCTATTATCTTACCACCACGGATTATAGCATTTGTCGAAGCAGGGGGCAGGTAAGCTGGTTCAATGAAGTGTAATGGAAACTCTTCAACAACCTCACGCTTATCGGCCCTAATGCGTGCAGGTATGTGCAATGTCGCGATCAATCTGTATTGACTAGGCAACGGGCATGACGCCACAGGTGCGATCTTAGTCTGAAATGACGGCCTAACATCCATACTGTCGATTAAGTTTAACTCGTCAAGGATACGATTATTCATGATCTCGATCGACTCGACGATTCTCAGAGAACTATCAAACTGATCTTCCTCGAGGTAAACTTCTGCTTTCTTCAACAACCTATCCACAGACCATTGAACTTCATTAAACTGTGCTTGACTCTGAATAAGATTTTCAAGAGAAGCAACATATTTAAGATCTGTGGATTGCATTAATTGGTATAAGTGGGAGAAACTTTGTGCAAGTACTAGTGTATCATGTATGTACAAAAATTCATCACAAGTGCGGCCAGCTACTTTAACTGACCACTCGCTCAGGCGCGTCTGTATGTAGGTAAACATATCCGCATCCTCTTGTGACATCTGCGTACCACGTTCCTTACAGAAATCGACGTGGTCCAGCATTTTGTGCGACCACATATTTATAGTGTCGACTATAATAGTGCGTTTCTTCTCCAACATCTCATCTGTCTTCTGATTAATAAGAAAGCAATCAAGAGAAACTTCGGCTCCTTTACAAAGAACCGCATAGCTCTGATTGGCACCGAAAATGTTCTCATACCAACGCTTGTAAGTACCGTAGCGTGGTAGAGGACTCTCTCCGTCCTTATTGATCAATAATTGGTGCCACCAATCGGCAAAGTTCTTGATGACACCATTGGGTAGCGCGTCGTAGGCCAATGCCTGGGACACATAGGCATCACCCATGGTTTCTTCATCAAATTGGAGACCCTGGCACATGACCTTTATAAGAGGCAAGCGGCCACAATGGATCCTTCCAATCTTTGCGCGGGCCAAACTGTTATCGTTGCGAGCAAAAGTTGTTCTGTAACTATTCATGTTAGTCATAAATAGGCTCTTCAAACGCTCAATTCGGTCGCTAAGGTCATCGAAGCGGGCTTGTTTTTCAGCCAAGGCTTCGACGAATTCACGTTCTGCGTCACTACAGTCTTGAGAGGAAGACTCCGTATCAGAGTCCTCACTATTAAGTTCTTCAGCTGAGTCGCAAGGACGTACCATTGGTTGGCAAGTAACAATTTCTTCAGGGAGTTCGGCGGCAACTGGTTGATCAGGCAACAAGACAACAGGGGAAGGTGGGGCTGGTATGGCGACTGCTGGTTTTTCAACAACAATCACTTTCTCTTTCAAGGCTTCCCACTTCGAAATCTGGGAAGCGTGCCATGCCTCATAATCATCATCCAACTCACCCACGGTTTTAATCTGGAGTTCGTAAGGGTCCTCGTGTCTTAAATTGCAATTTGGAGCCAAACAACTACCAAGGCAATAAGCAGGGCAATAGCCACCGTATGGATAATCCGTTTTGAG